GGCCGTGGAGCCTACATAGACCGTGACTTTTGTCCTGTCTGGCGCGAACTTTCTTTTCTGCGAAGCCTTGAGGCTCGTCGATACCTCGATGGTGTCCCGGAGGTGCCTGCTTTTTGAAAAGCCCTTGGTCACCCTCGGATCATAGGGAGCGTTCTGTCTCGCAAGGTCGCGCACCGGAATGAGCGCCTTCTTGCAGGCATTCCTGACAACCGTCTTCTTCATGGCGATGGTCGGCAACTGCTCAAGATTCTTCATGAGCTGTTCCATGCCTATGAGTTGGAAGGAGAATGCCTGTCCTGCCATCATTCACCTCTCGCGGAAGCCAGAAGGTCAAGCCCCTCGTTCCGCCCGATTGGAGACACGCCGTGGATGTCGTACACCCTGTTTCCGTCAGATGTGTCCATGAGCCTGTTGAGCGGGGAGATGTTGCGCCGAAACCGGATGCGGTACTTGCATTCAACAGATGCTCCGGTCTGCCGTGCCGCGAAGCTCTCAGACTCGCGCAGGGGCAAGCGCCTCGCCCAGACGGTGGCTAGATCGTGCCATGTCTCGATCATCTCGCCATGATCATCAGGGGTCGATGTTTTACCCTGGATGATAATTCTCCTGTCCAGTCCGCCTATCCTCATCCCCACAACCTCACAGAGTAGAGCAGCCTTTCAGCCGCTTTGTTTTCCGTCACGATCGTGCCGATGGTCCGCTCTCCCCTGTTTTCGTACAGATCCGCGCAGATCAGCTTGATCGCGCTCTTGATTCGCTTTGGCACGTCTGCCGCCTCTTCCCACCCGCAGACGAACCGTATCTTGATCGGATTGGAAGGATAGAGGGTCGCGGACGGCCAGGACATACCGTAGGGCAGCACAATGCGCCCTTTCTGATCGCCATTGGTTTCAACGAGATAATCCGTGGTGGCCGTCAGTGTCGTTTCGGTGCCTTCGCTGTCCTTGTAGGATACGCTCGTCACGCTCTGGAGATTGCCGAACGGCAGGATAATATGATCGCCATCGGGCCACTCGGACAGGTATGCATCCCATGTCTGTGTCAGGAGCGCCCTGCCGGTGATATCTTCGACATGCTCCCGGGCCGTGGTCAGGATGTCGCTCAGAAGGTCATCCTCGGCCAGCGTTGCTGATTCCGTCAAGATGTCCACCCCGAACTCACAGGCCGCAAGAAGCACCTGGCCGACTGCACGGATGTACTGCTTTGTCCCGGTATAGGCTTTCTCGTATGTGGCGTTATCGTTGGCTTCCGTGACCTGCGTGAACGCCCCGCCTGTCCAGTCGGTCCAGGTAGTACTATCGTCGGATTCCTGAATCTTGATATCCACTGTCCCATCTTCGCCGTTGGTCCCGGCCTTGAGCGTGACCACAGCCGACTTGCCGAGCACGTCCACAGCAGAGCCGAGAAGTGCATAGCCCTCGGTTATCGCGTGACTCCCGGGGGCTATGCTCTGGGTGCTGGTGATACTGTCGGCAAAGGATCCGCTGTCGAGCCGCAGGTGCAGCTTGAGTTCACTGAGCGTGATCGGCTCGATAGTGGGGGCTGTGGTCTGGATGAGGTTCATTCTTACCTCGAAATCACCACTGCAACATGGACTCTCGGGGAACCGCCCGAGCCGCCGCCAGCCACTGTTAACTTGATCGCCTGCCCTGCCGTCACGACATTTGCCGCCGAGGGGGTTGCAACATCGACGTCGCCCGCAGCGGAATCAGCCGATGCTATCGTGACAACACCACCCGTGACAGGAGTAGCGCCGATGCTGGCCGTGATGGTGATGTCCGCTGTTCCAACTGGCCCGTCAATGACGGAATAGATTTTCGAGATCGCGCCCGCGTGAGGACTGACGATGTAGTAATCAGCATCAGCGGAACCGTCCGCTATGTCGAGATTGAGAATTGTTTCGTCGAGCTCTGCGGCTGATGCGGATACTTCCACACCGCCCCTGTATAACTTGGCGATATCAAGAGCTTTCGCACTCTCATCAAAACGGACGATCTCCGTGCCTGTCGCATCATAGAAAACGAGGTCTCCGGATTCCCATTTGCTGCTTATCTTCGCTACCGGCATTTCCTTTCTCCTATCCGTGCCATCTGGCTAAAGGAGCGGTTCCCCTATATTACGGAGCGGGCCGAAGCCCGCCCCTGGCTGTCGTTAATCGTAAATCGCGGTTTCGGGTATCTCGGCCATGTAGCGGGGCTCGCTGAGAATCACGAATGCCGCCAGTTCGGTGGTGTCGAGGTCTGCGATGTTCAACTCCACACAGTCATACCCATCGCCAAGGTCTTCTGCGGAAATGGGGATGTGGTAGCACTTGTTGCCCACGGCAGCGATGTTGAAGGTGTTGCTCGTTGCCGTGAGGGGAACCATGATGTCCTCGTTCTTCTGGATGCCGTTGGCTGTGGCGGTCTTGCCACCAGAGAAGGTAAGGGTTTCGTTATCGACGAAGGTCCTACCATTGTGGGCGTAGCAGATCAGCCGCCCGCCGAGATCCTTATAGACGTAGCCGATACCGCCACCACCACCTGTCACCGTCTCGCCTGCCGCCGCCGGAGTGTCCACGGAGGGAGCATCATAATCCAGGATGAACCCAGTGCTCTTGTAGCGTGAGAAGGCACATGCGGTAGCCGCACTATTGACTGCGGTTCCTTTCTGGAGCGTGACCGCCCCTGCCTTCCCTACGACTGCGCCGACCATGATGTAGATATCAGCCTGCCGGTAATTCTTCAGGCTGATGATGTCGGATACCAGCGCCCCGTCCTGGCTGTCAGGCCACAGAAGGGGGACCATTACGTGTTTATTGTTGTTCTGTTCCATTGCTTTTTCCTCCTTTGGTCTCGTTGCCTTACGACCTGGTAGCCAGAACGATGAACGGACTCACAGTATTCGATCCCTTGTAAGGGGTGATTGCCGAAGACCACCGGGGCTGTCCATCGAAGTAGTAGATGAACCGGTAAGTATCCTGGTCGTAAATGAAATTTACATGGATAGACATGGCCTCATTGATGTCGCCCTGATCTGCGCTCACATACTGGCTCCAATCTGCGAGAATGATGTCTCCTGCCGTGCCGAGGGTTTCACACTGCTCGATCACAACCACGGGAGCGCCCTTGATCCGGAGAATTCCGTTTGCGTCATAGGTAACGAATCTGGGCTCCAAGGCTGCGGTCCCGGACGGAATAGAAAGCTCATCCAGTGCAGGGTTCACGTCCTGGTTGATGAACCAGACGGGATTTTTGCCCCTGAAACGAGCCCACATATTCGAGAGGTTCTTGGTAAGAACGGTCTTTGCGCCCTGGCCGGTCTCCTTGGGCACCGTTACGAGGCAGCCGGAATTGAGAATGCCGAGGGCTTCGCCAGCACCGGAACCCCTGATGACAAGATCCTGGCACTTGAAGGCAAATTCCTCACCGAACAGACCCTTGACCTCCTGGCCGAGAAATGTGACGTTCCGCATCCACTCGCCGGAAGCATGGAAAAGGCCGGTGAGCTTCTTGGGCTCCACGCGAATCATGCTGAACTGAGATTTGGAGGCTGTGAATTCCCCCAGCTCTTTGTTCGTATAAACGCGGATACCGCCGCCACGCGATCCGGTCTTGCGGCTCTTCTCGTCGATGCCGAAGATTTCCACAAACTGAGTTGCAGTCAGGGTTCTCTTCGCGGTCCTGGGGAGAATTTCGGAGTTGTTGAACCCATTGGTCATGAGGTCAACAACAGTCTCGCCCTGAAGGAAAATCCCGCCATCGGTCGGAACGCCCACAGTGAAGCCGCCCGTTGCTGCGGCACGGCCCTCTTTCTCTGCCAGAGCAGACATCTTCTCCATGTACCGCTTCTGCGAACGCTCAACACGGCTCTGTGCGGTCCTTACCTCGTTGTCGGCAAACTTCGCCGGTGCCGCGATAGTGCGAATATCAAGAAGCTGCTGACCGAGCGCCGTGGCTGCAGAACCCCGATAGATCGGCTGATCCGGGATGCTTACGCTTCCTGCGGGAAGGGGATCATCAAGGGTCCGCCCCTCGCTGCCACCACCGAACAAGCTCTTCCGAAGCTCTTCTTCTGCCGCGAAGTCATCCATTTCCCGCTTCGCCTGCTCGATCTCGGCCTTGAGGCTTGCCCTCTCCTGGAGCTCGTCATCGGTCAGGCTGCGCTTCTCGGCCTCGGCCTTCTTCCTGATAGCCTCCAGCTTGTCGAAGGCTTCCTTCATGCGTTTCTGAAACTTATTCATGTTCTTCCTCCTGTAGTCCTGTGATTTGTTTGAGTAGCTGATCCTCTTCTTGCAGGAGGCCCAGAGTGATCGAGGGATCTTCTGTCCGTCCTTCGTCGGTCGAGGGACCGGCGGCTTTCTTATGTTCCTCAAGAGATCTCAGTCCCACTTCTGTATCGGGGTATGCTGGGAATGTTACCGGAGAGACATCGAATAGCTTGACTTCGATGAGCGTCCGGATATCCTCGCCATCAACAAGCTGCCAACTGTCCGTGATGGTGCGGAACCCGAAAGACATTTGATCTACATCTCCGCGCTCAATGGATGTCATGAGGTCTCGCGCCCACTGAGCGTCAGGGGGGTCGATCTCGATCTTCAGGCCGTGGTCATCTTCCGACAATGAGAGCGTCCCGCTCCTATTGCGCCCAAGGATGTAATTTGAGTCATGATTCCAGAGTGCACGGATATCATCCGCCTTGATGGTGTTCTTGAATGCTCCAGGCTGAATCTTCTCCCTGAAATACCCGAGGTCATCGGAGAGCTTATTGAACACGGCCGCATATCCAGTGATTTTTCGGAGCCCGTTTTCGCCTTCTATGGCGCGAAGCTCCGTGACCGGCATGTATCTTCGCTCGATATTCTTCTCTTTCATGGCTTATCCTCTCCCTGTAAGCGTTTCCAGGTGCTCAATATATGCGGATTCAAGGTCTTTTATTGCCGATACAGCTATTGACGCGGCATCCCTTTCTGTCCATTCCGTGTCAGGTTGGAGCAATTCCGTGGATGTTTTGATGTAATTACCCGCAAATGACCTTGAAAAAACCTCGGCAAAACGGTCTATTTCCGCCTTGAATTCGTCATATTCCGACCCATTTAACTCTGATTCCATGCCGGTTATGGCCTCAATGTAACTGGAAAATGCTGAAATTGTCTGTTTTCTGATGTATTCCGGCAATTCACGGTAGAATTCATCAACATTTCCGTTGTTCTTGAGTAGGTAATTGACCCGCTGCGCCTCTTTGCGGGTGACACGCCCTACTGCCTCGGTAACAACTCGGAGATAGGCGGATTGAAGCCGGGAGCGATACAAGGAGCGATTTTTATTATCCTTTGGGGTGGTCTCCTGCGGCCTCCCGGCTTCCTCCAGTGGAATCATATTCAGGGGAACAAATCTCTTGTCGCCCTCTGGCCCTATCGGGTTCCAGTTTTCAAGCTCTGCTATGATGTTCGGGGTAATGCCGCCGATTCCGAACAGTTTTTGATAGAAATCTGCCCGGGCTGCGGAATCGCCTCTGAGAAGACCTTCAAGGTTGTGCTCGAAATAGTATTCCTTGCGCTCATCCTCGGTGAGTAGGGCCATGTTATAAGCCTGCTCCAGCCTCACCAGCCAGGAGCGGAGCGTCCGCGTCATATAGTCTATGGAAAACTGTTCCGCGCTGGCATAGGTTGATGCCTTGTCATATTCTCCGTACATCTGGGGAGGAAGGCGGTAGATTCTGGAGCCTATATCCACGTTCTGAAACTTGCGGCTTTCGAGGAACTGGGCTTCATCGTTTGGAATGCCGATCTTCTGGAACTTCATGCCGTCTTCCAAGAGCATCAGGCGGTGAGCTTTCCCAAGCCCGCTGTATGTCTCGGCAAGGCTCTCTCTGAGGTTCTTGTGACCATCAGGCCCAAGCTTATTGGGGTGCTCCACGATGCCGCCCGGATGTGTGCCGTTGCCGAAATAGAGTTCTCCGTATTCTTCAAGGGACATTCCGAGCCCGATTGATTCACGGGCTGCGGCTATCGGTGAATAGCCGATTATGCCGTCATAACTGAGCCCGGGAGCGTGAAGGATCTGCCGCCTGGGAAGGATCACGTTTTGACGACCTGCGGGCATAGTGATTCGATAAAAAAGCTGCCTTCTCTCGTCCCGAAACGGTGTGACCCTGTGGGGGCCGATAGGCCATAGTGCTATAACTTGGGTTCTTCCTATCCATCCTTTTCCGTACTCCTTTTCCGCATACCCGTTGCCCCAGGATAGGAGATGCGCCGCGAAGGTCTCCCGAAACTGCATGGATGTCATTTCAGGGTTCGGCTGGTCGTGCATGAGCATGTAAAGCGGGTGATCTGTAGCTTTCTCCTTGCCCCCATTCGGCAAACGCCGATAGAGGTGAAGCGGGAGGGATGCGCTGTCTTCGGCCAAGGTCTTAATGCAACACCAGACAACAGAAAGCTGCATTGCGTTCAACTCGGAAACATGGGAGCCGGATTTCGTCTTCACGCCCCCACCGCCGCCATAAAAGAAGCCGCCCGGGTGATACCACTTATCATCCGTGGCCCCAGTTGAACCGAAGGCAAAGCGCCTTTCAATTCTGCTTACTATGCCCATCTTTCGCTCTCATCAGGAGACTGAGTACCACCAGCAGTGCACCGCAGACGGTAAACGCTATCCAAGGCTCCAGGAGATACAGCCCATATCCGAGCATTCCGAGGCCGCCGAGCAGGATGAAATCCCTGATATCAAAGGCGTTTACAAGGATCTTGAGGAGGGAAAGGAGGAAAGGCGCAAGTCTCTCGGTGATCTTGAGGTAAAACGACAGCTTTGCGGTGGAAGTGCTCGCCATTTGGTATTATGAGACACGATTTTCCCAAATGGTGCTACGGACAAAGACGGACAAAATAGGACAATTGCGGACAGCTTATAAAGTTGCCTCCCGCATCCTCCAATTATTAGCGGTTTCTTTCTTGATGACGGGATGGCCGGCGGGGTCTTTCGTTACCGGCAGGCCCCTCTCTTTGCTGTATCGCATGGCTGTTTTTTCGCTCACCCGAAGGTGCTGCGCTATCTCTTTCCATCCGGTAAGTAAATCGGTCATAGTGCCATCCTCGCTTTGATTTGGTCAGGGGTTAGATTTTCGTAGGCGGACTTCTTCAGCCTCGCCTCTGGGTTCATCGCCATCAACGCCACAGCGTTGAATGCCGCCATGAGCGGGTCAATCTTCCCTGTGCCGCTTGCCTGCTTGGTTATCAGTATCGCGTTGCCCCTCGGTTCTACCCTGGCATTGCCGACGCACCAGGTCATGAGGGGTTGCCCGCCGTGGATGATGGACTTCTCCGCGACCCTGCGCTCCATCGTCTTGATCGCACCGGACAGCCGCCAACCCTGCGGGATGCCGACAATCCTGTCATGCTCTATGGCGAAACCACCATTCTCGTCGCCGTGCTCAATGTCATCGATGATCGCGCCTATTCCAACAGGGTCCACTCCGATTCGGTCAAGCAGGCCGGATGCCTCGCACCGCCTCACGATGTCTCCGAACTGCTTAACGTCCTGGCCGATCTCTTCAACGATGGTGAGATCCCCGTCCTTCTCGAAATCGCGGTACTTGGGAGCCTCGGACTTCCTGCGCTCAAGGGCTATCTTGTGAACCCATGCGTGGGTCCAGAGAAGCCATGCTCCGGTTTTAGAATCCCTTCCGATGATCGCCAGCCCGAGAAGGTCATCAAGCCCGCCGCCGTCGCCGCCGACTACAATCACTTCGGAGCGTTCAAATATTACATCCAGCGACAGCGGATCATAGTCTATTATTACAGGGCAATCCGTTGCATAAACCGGAACCCCCCTTGCCGCATCCTCCCAGAAGTCGGCTCCGGCCCATCGCTGAGACTTGAGGGAAAGCCCCATCTCCACGTTGAGATGCTTCGCAAGGAAGCCCTGCATGGATTCCTGCCCCGCCTCTTCCGCCTTCTTGAACTCGCGCACAATGAACTCTTCATCGACGGATGCTCCGAGGTTCGGGTTTGTCACATAGAAATACTTCGGGTTCAGGTGCTTTTTCTTATCGAGAATCGCCTTGGGGAACTCGTAGATCACCGGCAGGAACTTCGGATCATCTATCCTGCCATCACGGACGCCTCGGGCATAGTCGAGTTTCTGCTTGAATACGCCGGCTGGAGCCTCGTC